CAGATCCTGGTATCAATCGATGGACAAAACAGGGGGAAGCTACCCCACGAGGTAGGTTAAAATGAATAAAAGCGAAGTATTGCAGAGGGTTAAAGACAGAGAATCAGAGGTCATGGAGACTATCGACGATCTAAAGGGCGACTATCTCGACTCAGATTGGGAATACGAATTCGATGATATCCATGAGGCCTATGAAGAGCAGGGCCGTGGCCAGGCTGAATCACAGGCCGTGCAAGAGGCTGTCTACTTTGAGGATCCCGATATAAGCGACGATGATCTATGTTGGGTTATGGACGAGATCGCCAGCGAATGGTGTATATCCTATAATTAGAGGGGGTTAGGATGAAATGCTCTATATGCGGTAGCGACCTGGTTTTTAATGGGTCTGCATACGTTCATGGCGAGATCGGGCCAGGCGGGTGCTTAAAGATAGATGAACCAAAGGATCATCCTGCAGATCTGATCGACGATAGCGAGATGGTGACGATAACAAAGGAAGAGTACGCCGCTCTCAAAAAGGACGTGAAGTTCCTATTGTGCCTCATGGCTGCCGGCGTCGATGAATGGGAAGGATATGAGATAGCCAGGGAGATGCGTGGTGAATAGCCTGGTCACCTGGTTTATGGATCCAGCCAACACCGAGATCATTGAGAATATACTTGTGCTTGGCCTTTTAGCTGTGGCCAGCTTTGCCGCATTATTCGCATGCGGTGTGCTCAGCGGGATAATAAAGATCCTGCTTAACCTGGACGCGAGGGTGAGACGCCTTGAAGAAAAATGATCCGGAAAAAGATGCTGAGGTTTTTATTGCCCTCGCAGCCATAGGGTTCGGGCTGCTTTATTTGTGGTGGTGTATCGAGCGGGTGGGTGCCCCATTCTAAGCAGATCTGTGTTATTATAGTGGTCGAAATTAAGAGGGAATGAATATTCCTGTGTCATTATGGTGGTCGAAATGAAGAGGGAAGGAATTTTTGCACGAGCTACCCTGGCCGGCAATAGTCTGCCAGGCACCTTTGTCTTGAAGATCGAGGTATCAAATGGGTTTGTCTCTCATACTGGTGACATTCTGATAGATGAATCAGAGCTCGAGGATATGGCCAATGTGGTCATTCCGGTCCTGGTCGAACAGGTCGTGCAAGACATTAAAAACATTATATAACAGGGGGTTATCATGAGTGTAGAGAATGCTCAGGACCAGTTTGTAGACGATCGTGAGGCAGCGCAGGCACCTTTGGGTGATGCTATCCTGCCGAAATCATTAGATTTTAAACGGCTCGAGTTCAAGAAGGGGCTCAATTTTACCGTCCGTATTGGTGACAGATGGGCAAAGCCTGGGCTATTGGGCAAGGTCCTGCCGATGAATGACGACGACGAACAGCAAATCGGGAATGCGGTCATTACCCATGTCATGGTGTGCAGCCTGGCCGATATCCCGAAGTTCATCTTTACAAAGCATCATGACGGGATCTGCGCTAATCCGATCGTCCTGATGGACGTCCTGCGCGGGATCTATGGCCAGGAAGTTTCCGGTGCCAGCGTCGCGGTCGTCATAGGCTTCGAGCCTGTATTGGACGGCTCATAACATCTGGACAAGGTTGTACCCCGTGTCGCACAGGGACGGGGGCAGCCTGGGGCGGTCAGGGATCCAGACCTGGCTACCCAATCATTTAACGAGAGGGGGAGGCGTGGCTATTGAACTGATTACCACGGAAGATGCTATCGACTTTGCAGGTGGCCGCCTGGAATTAACGCTGCCATGGGAAGATATAGAGGACCCTGCGAAGGATCAGATCGTGAATGCCCTTATGTATCCACGGCAGGATCCAGGCAGATATGCTGCAGATCGGTACATTGTTAAGCGCCTGGCTATCATGCGAGACGTGCATGCCGGCTATGATCTACCGATAGGATCTGTAGCATTATTGGACGGTTATATTTGGCCAGGGGCTGTGGGTTATGACATTGGATGCGGTATGTGCCATGTGAATACTGGCATAACCTATGGCGAGCTCGGGACCACCAGGACGGATATCAAGAAGAGAGTATTATCAATGATTCCGGTGGGTTTCGACTCAAGAAAGACTAAATCCAATGGATTCGAGCGGTTTAGGAATGCCAGTAAATACAAAGCCTTAGCCGATGCGGTCAATATGAAGGCAGCCTGGCAGGTCGGTACTCTCGGTGGTGGCAATCATTTCCTCGAGTACGGTATCAGCCAGCGCACAGAAGAGGTTGGCGTTACCATTCATTCAGGATCACGGAAGTCTGGATATAATATCGGTGACTTCTATATGCGTATGTCCGGTGGGCCGATACCTCTTGAGTCTGAGCTCGGCCAGCAATACCTGGCAGATATGAATTGGGCTCTCAGCTTTGCCCTTCGCAACCGAGAGCTCATGATGAAGAAAGCCCTCAAGGCCTTAGGGCTCCAGTCTGGCCAGGTCCGCAGGCTAATGATGGATATGGTGAATGAGAACCATAACCATGCGACGGTTACCGATGATGGGGTTATCCATCGTAAAGGCGCTACGCCGGCTTCAAAGGGGGATATAGGCATCATACCAGCGAATATGCGGGATGGTGTTTGGATCACAGAGGGGCTTGGCAATAAAGAGTGTCTCGAGTCAGCGCCTCACGGATGCGGCCGTACCATGTCGCGCACCAGGGCCAAAAAAACAATCGACATGGCAGACCATTCAAAGTCAATGGATGGTATAATGGTTTCTCAGCCAGTCGAGAAGCTGCTCGATGAATCGGCCTATGCATATAAGGACATAGGATATGTATTGAGCGGTTCGTCTAAACTGATTAGAATTATTGATAATTTTCGGCCGATACTGGTCGTTAAAGGATAAAACCTGAACTGCAGCAGGTCTGGTAACACCCGAGGGTAAGGTGGTCCACAGCTTTGGCCGGCTGTGGTCGCTGAGCTCTCGGGCTACCAGTTTCATTTGAGAGGGGGTTCATATGGAGAAATGTGAACAGGGTAAGCCGATAAAATATTTAGGTGATCGCCCTTTGGACGTCAGAGGTATTGAGGCAGAGATGACGGCCTTTGACTGTTTAATGCGTGGCAAATGTAATCATCAGCGCACGGCTGAAGACCAGCACAGGAATGATACTCAGATCCTGAGGGTGTTCCAGGGCCCATGTTGCAAGGTTCGGGTGGATATTGTGTCTGTTAATGCGACGGATAATATCCTGCATACACGGTGCCCACGGTGCGGTAAACGGTACAATATATCGGTCGTTTGGGAGGACAGCTAATGGGCTTCGTTCCTAAGGATTACAGATACTTAGACGATGGTGATCGGATCCTGTTTATCAAGAAAGAGACGGGCAAATGCGTTTTTTTCGTTACAAAACAGATGCTTAGCCTGGCGTCGGAGCATATGGTCGACCACAGCCTGGCGAAACAGGACTTCCATACTAACCCTTTAACCCTGGCCTATTATGTTCTGCACAAGGGATTGTGTGAGGAAGATGATCGGCCGGCGCGAGATCCAGAAGAGAAGCTGAAAATAAGCATATGGTATGACCATGCGGAAATCCCGTGGCCATACAAGGTTGATGCTTAGGGAGATAAAAGGGGGCAAGATCCCTAAATGCAAGCACCCTTATCCATGGGATCATCTTGACGGACAATGGTATAGGTGCTTTAAATGCAAGGCGATATTCTCAAATCAGCCATGGCGACCGGCCAAAATGGAAGAGGAGGAAGAGTACGCAGGAAGGAAGCAGGCCATAATCCCTACGCAGATATCCGGAACGGCCTGGCCTTTTGAGGATGAATGATGCGGAGTGGCGCAGCCAGGTAAGCGCGTCGGCCTCATAAGCCGAAGGTCATGGGTTCAAATCCCATCTCCGCTACCATAGGCGCTCATGTTCCAAGGTGGCGACGAGGGCTCCAAACCCTTGTGGGCGGGTTCAATTCCTGCAGCGTCTGCCAGGCCGATTAGCTCAGTTGGGAGAGCACTCGACCGATAATCGAGCGGTCCCTGGTTCAAGCCCAGGATCGGCCACCACATTTTAGGATGCCATTCGGCAACCTTAGAGGGCACAGGGCGATCGAGTCACCCTGGATCGGGTTGCAGTCCATCCAGAAGGTGATAAGATCAATCGAGTGTCAAGAGCGGGGAAACCGTGGAGGCTTGAAGGATCTGCAAATCCTTATGATAGCCAGCGAAACCGGCCACCTGCTCGCACCATTTGTTGGTAGGTATGCAAGAGGCTAAAGCAGGCTGACTGTAAATCAGCCCTCTCCGGAGTTCGGGGGTTCAAATCCCTCCCTGCCAACCATAGACGTTTAGCTCAGTCTGGTCAGAGCGCCGGCCTGTCACGCCGGAGGGCGCGGGTTCAAATCCCGTAACGTCTGCCAGGCCCGATTGGTCTGAGATCTAACATGGTTTGTACCCATGGAAGGTGGGTTTGATTCCTACATCGGGCTCCACAATTTGGCGTGTAGCAAAGTTGGCAATGCACCGGCCTGTTAAGCCGGATATCGTAGGTTCAAGTCCTACCGCGCCAGCCAGTAATGTTCCTGTGGGCCAAAATGGTAAAGGCCACGAGACTTTCAATCTCGAGATCGTGAGTTCAATTCTCACCAGGAACACCAGTAATATTAGAGGGTTAGCTCAACTGGCAGAGCATCGGCCTTTGACGCCGATTGTTAATGGTTCAAATCCATTACCCTCTTCCAAGGAGGGTGCCGTCAAGGGACAAATCGGGCTTGAACCCCGTGGTGCGGTTAAACGTAGGTGTTCGATTCATCCACCCTCTGCCAACATTTATAGTAATTACAGCGGGTTGAGGAGAGTGGTAATCCAGCCGGTTGCTAACCGGTGGCGTTAATAGCGTCCAGGTTTTCGAATCACCTACCCGCTGCCATGTGCGGGATTAGCCGAATTGGAATAGGCAACGGTCTTAGAAACCGTAATTTGCTGGTTCAAGTCCAGCATCCCGTACCATCGTGGAGTGGTCCAGTCTGGCTTAGGACGGGTGGTTTGGAACCATCAGATCGCAGGTTCAAATCCTGCCTCCGCGACCAGCATTTATGGTGGCCTCGTGGCTGTGGCGCAAGCCAGCGATACTGTGAATATCGTGAAAGAGTTCAAATCTCAGGGTCACCCCACAATTTATATGTTGTTTTTTGATCGATTTGGTACAAGAAATGTGTTGTTTTTATACAAAACTTTGCACCATTCCATACAAAACTGTGGTATTATGGTTTTAACATTTAGAGGGTGAACTGCAGTCAGGCGTACATGAGCCGCCTGAATAACTTGAAACCAGCGGATATAGGCATAGACAATCTCAGCCTCATGGCTTAATCTGTGAGATCGAAGAGCTTAATCCGCTAACATTTGAAGGAGATCAAAATGACCTGGGAAAGAGTAGCATCACCCAAAAGATTCAAGAGGTTAGTCTGGAACGAAGAGATCGAAGAGCAGGCCGTAGCAATGGCCATGGACAAGATGGCCGGAGTCAGCGGTGATAGGCGTACAAATCAGTTTGGTTATGCAGAGACAGAGAAGGCAATGCAGCGCCATTTAATGGGCCCAAGGGGTGAGTTGATGTTCAAGTCAACTTACAAACTGCCGGATTCGGTGTTTCACGATACCGGCGATTACGACTTTATGCTCGGTAAAGTACGGACTGAGATAAAGACGGCTACCGTTCACCAGTATCCTCAGATGCATTGGGATTGCCTGGTGAGCTCGTGTTGGGATGATAGGCCTCATAAGCAGCGGTGCCAGGCATACGTCTTTCAGAAGGTGTTTATGCCTAAAGATCGCAGCACAGTACATGACGCCTGGGCTGTAGGATGGATTGGATCAGAGGAATTTTGGAGTCGCGCACAGAAGCTATCTAAGGGTACGAAGCGTCAGTACGGTGAGATTAAGGATGCGAATGCATATATGATCCCGATCTCAGCGCTTTACGACATGAAGTACATAAAAGGATGGCTTATGCAATGAAGGTAAAAAGCGGACTCGTTCCGGACGTGAAGGCCAGGGACAGAGTCAAAAAGTTGATGGCAATGTATCTGCCGGATGGAATTTGTTGTCCGACGGTGTTTATCGGCTGTTACCCTAATTCAGATAAATATCTGATAAGACTTATGATTGTCGGGCCAGGGTGTAACCTGTTCATCGGAGACTCATATACGGAGGCAGAGCGCCTGGCCACAACAAGGTTTCTTAGGAAATGGTGCAGACAAGCCGCTGTCGAGATTGTTAATTATTACGATAGCTTATAGCAGAAATTGGGGGGGGTATGAGTTCGGATAGCGAAAAGTATTACTATGTTATGAGCCGTGAATCTGGCCGCTATCTCGGGACTCGAGCGGACGGCTCTTTGTTTATGACACAGAGGCCGAGCCTTCGTAATGCGTATAGAGGTGGGGCTGAGCTCGATAAACGGATGAAGTTGAATCCGGATTTTGTACTGATAGAGGCAATGGATGCGTCATGGAAATAAAGCTACCACCAGTCGATATGCCGCCGACATGCCCATATTGCTTCAATGATATGGAGCCGAAAGTCTATATAATTCAGGGGGATGGGATCTACTTTGAGGTCATTCACGCCTGGAAATGCAGTTGTGAGGATACCCTAAGGATAGAGAATGATTGTAGAAACAAGCAAATTGCCGGAGATCAGGAGTCCTGAGTATTATACCGAGTTAAAACGGCAGCTTAAACTGGCAGGCATGCCACCGACCGAGATAGATGCATACATCGAGCTTCATAAAAAATTTGCATCTCAGCGGTGGCGAATAGATAATCTGTATCAGATAGTAGATGCCGATGGTAACCAGATCCCATTTCAAATGAACTACGCCCAAAAGCTACTATACCTTGGGATGTGGTACTGCAATATCATCCTTAAATCTCGCCAGCACGGTATCACCACCTTTATGTGTCTGTTATATTTGGATATCTGCATGTTCAACTCTAATACGCATGCGGCTATTATCGCCCATAACAAGGATGATGCCGAGGACTTTTTCCAAAAGAAGGTGAAGTTCGCCTACGATAACCTTCCGGAACAATTAAAAAATCAGATGGGTGGCAGCAAGATCTCGAGCAAACACCTGTCCTTTAAAAACGGATCCTCCATCAGGGTGACGACGTCTGGCCGGTCTGGTACCTACCAGTTGATCCATATCTCTGAGCTCGGGAAGATCTGCGCCAAGTATCCCTTGAAAGCCCAGGAGGTTATCACCGGTACCCTAAATGCTATCCATGCCGGCAATATCGTGACGATCGAATCCACGGCAGAGGGGCGCGAGGGTAAATATTACGAGATGGTCAAGACCGCCAGAGCCTTAAAGGATATGAGGTCTAATCTCGGTAAGAAGCAGTACAAGTTTTTCTTTTTCGGGTGGCCAGAGAATGATCTCAATCGACTCGAGCCGAGCGGGACAGCTACCCCTGATAGGTTGAAGGATTATTTCGAAGAGCTCGAGGTTAAGCACAGGATCCACCTGACAGAAGAGCAAAAGGCATGGTATGTCGAGACAGAGTCGACTCAGGGTGAGTTTATGTTTCAAGAGCACCCGTCGACTCCGGAAGAGGCCTTTTATAAATCTATGGAGGGTGCCTACTACCAGAAACAGATGCGAGCCGCCAGGAAGCAGGGCCGAATAGGTAGGGTCCCTGTCGTCGAGCACCTGCCGATAGACACATATTGGGATATTGGGTATCATGATGAAACAGCGATCTGGTTCGCTCAGAACGTCGGCCGTGAGGTCCACCTGCTACATTATTACGAAAACTCTGGTGAGGGCTTCCCCCATTACCGTGATTATGCGATAGAATGGGCTAAGGAGCACAAATCTCGGATAAGGCTATGGCAAGGCCCTCATGACTTGGCTCAGCACGTTTGGGCGCTGGATAAGAGCGTCTGGCAGCTATGTAAGGAAGCTGGCGTTGAATTCGATATTGGCCCTCGTGTATCAGAGACGATGCAGATTGAATCCGTCAGGCTATTCCTGCCGATCTGTTATTTTGATGAAGCCGGCTGTGAGCGGGGGATAGATTGCCTGGATTCCCTGCGTAAAGAATGGAATGATAAGCTCGGCTGCTTCAAAGAGAAGATCCTGCATGATTGGGCCAGCCATGGTGCCTCAGCATTTAAAGAGCTCGCTTTGAAGGGAGACATTGCCGGCGCGGTCCCGCAGCCGCCACCGAAAGCCTCGCCGGAGCATGTAGAGAGACAGAAACAAATGGCAAGCCCTAAGGGATGGACATAAACCTTGACATGGAGTATATTCTGAATGATTAAAAAAGGTTGGGCTCAATACGAGGCAGGAGACGATCATGAAATAAAATGTCGAATTTGCGGTGATAACCTGTCACCGTCTCAATTAGCATTGGACGCCATCGAGATATTCGGCGGCCGTGCATGGGATCCTTGTGGGTGTGGCAAGTCTGGAGCGATAGTCACCCAGGATAATCCACCTCTATTTTTATTTAAAGAAATCGGAGGGTTATGACGATAGCCCTCTAAGTCGAGGGAGCATATATGCCTGCACCAGCGGTACAGCAATCCACCTATGGGGCTATTCCTGAACGGAATGGCCTCTTGCGGGTTTTAAACAATGACCAGCTTGACAAGATGGAGTCCGATAGGAAAAAGGCCGAGGAAATGCAGAATCGGCCAGAGATAATCGGCCTGGCCTCTCATATCAAGCAGCATTGGGAATCCGCAAAAAATACCAAATGGTTCGTCGAAGAGCGCCTTTTAAAATGCATCCGGCAACGGAAGGGTAAGTATGATCCGGATGACCTGGCGCATATCCGCAAGTTTGGTGGCTCTCAGATCTTCATGATGCTAACTAACGTCAAATGCAGGACTATCGAGGCCTGGATCAAAGACGTTATGCTGCCAGCGGGTGAGAAGCCATGGGGTATTTCCCCTTCACCAGTTCCAGACCTACCGGTTGAGCAGGAGATCCGTCTCACAAAGCGAGTACAGTCTGAGGTGGCTATGATCCTGCAGACCGTGCCAGCGGCAGAGATCACTCCGGATATGATTGATCAGCGCATGATGGATCTGCGGAATGATCTGCAGCGTGAAGACCGAGCCCTGGCCGCCCAGGAAGCCGAGCGTATCACAGATATCATCGAGGACGGCTTTAACGAGGGTGACTTCTACGGAGAGATTGCCAAGTTTATCAAGGACTTTGCAACGTATCCGACCGCTTTTTTGAAAGGCCCCTTTATCCGTCGAAAGAAAGCCCTTAAATGGGAGGATGGTCCAGACGGAAAGCGTACCCCTAAGGTCGATTGGGTTTACTACCGTTCATGGAAATGTGTGAGCCCATTCGATATGTACTTCGCAGCCGGTGCCAAAAATATCAATGATGGATATTCCCTGGAAAGGCAGAGGCTTAGAGAGAATGACCTTGTCAAAATGAAGGGTGTTCCAGGCTTTGATTCGGACGCCATTGACGAGGTCCTCACAGAGTACCGTGGTGGCATGCTGCAGGATTGGCTTTGGACAGACCAGGAAAGAGCCAATATTGAATTCAGGCCAAATGAGCAAGAGGATCCCCAGGCAGTTATCGAAACCCTCGAATATCATGGGGAAATCCCTGGCCACCTGCTTATTGATTGGGGGATGGATCCCAAAGAGATCGATAATCCGGCAGAGCCTGTGGCCTGTGTCTGCATGATGGTCGGCCGGCATGTGATCATGGCCAGGCTGAATGATAATCCCCTTGGCGAGAAGCCTTATTATGGGGCTTCCTTTGACCAGTCGAATGACTCCATATGGGGTGTTGCGCCACCTGAGCACATGGAAGATTGCCAGCGGGTGTGCAATGCTACCGCTCGGGCCATGGTTAATAACCTGGCGATTGCCTCAGGCCCACAAGTTGAGATACATAAGGACCGAATGGATCCAGGCGACAACCTCGAAGAGCTCTATCCCTGGAAGATCTGGAAAACCAAATCGGATCCTATGGGTAAGAATAACAAGGCGATACATTTCTATCAGCCGAATGCGCTGACGGATATGCTGATGAAGGTTTACCAGTATTTCTTTAACCAGGCCGGCGAACAATTAGGTGTGCCGGCGTATGAATCCGGTGTTGGCGGGGCGGCCTCAGGTGCCGGTCAGACCGCGCACGGGTTGTCCATGTTAATGTCTGCGGCCTCCAAGATCATGAAGGATGCCATTGTCGCTATTGACCAGAATGTGATCAAGCCGATTGTCAAATCGATGTGGACACATATCTTGCTATTCGATGATATCGATGCGCGGGGTGATATTGAGGTCATGGCCAGGGCCAGCGAATATCTGATCCAGGCTGAGCAACTGCAGGCACGTCGGGCTGAATTCCTCGCTCTAACTAATAATGACGTCGACATGGCTATCATCGGTTACGGTGGAAGGGCCAAGGTGCTCCGAGAGAATGTTAAGGCCCTGAAAATGCAGGAAGAAATCATTCCAGAAGATAAGGATCTCGAGATGATGCTGCAGCAAAATATGATGCAGGCTCAGATGGGGATGCCTATGGGTGGAGGTGGTGGTGCAATGCCTCTACGGGACGGTGGAGAAAATAAATTAATGCCGCCTCTTGAACGGATGGCGAGATTATAAGGAGGTCCAGATGGACACAAGTACCGGAAATTATGCGAAAGATGGGCAAAAGTCCACAGAGATGCCGGATATGGGCGGCGACGTGAAATCCAGAGTTAGGCGTCGGAATAAAAAGATGAAGAGCCAGGCCGGAGATACTGGCGACCAAAAGAAAGGTGCCGGATACGTTAGCAAGAGCGCCAAGAAAAAGTATATGGGCCAGCTTGACGAGGCCGGTAGAATCTAAATAAAATCGGGGGGGGTTGTAATGGTACCAGGCTTCAATGAGGTAGAGGGCCGTGAGGTTGGATACGGTGCTCGCATGGGTGAGACGGGGATCGTCGGCTTTAGCAAGTTCGTCGATCGAGCATATGATGTGTTAAAAGAGGGGCTTGTGGACGACGGGAATGAATTTAAACGTGGTATCGCATTCGCCTTTAAGCATATCAAAACTTTGCTCGACAACTCACCACAGACCTACACAAATATAGATGATTTGGAAGTCCTGCGACAAAAGGCTGCGGGACAGTCATTAGTTGATTAATTAATAATCTTAGGGGGTTGGGAGGTAATAATGGGTTTTAGAGAAGACGTCAAATTAGGTATCACCAGGGTTAGCCGGCTGTTTCTCGGTGACGATAATGGCCAGCTTGGTGAAGAGGTAACAGATACGCTGACCGATCTCGGTACAAATCTGGTTAGCACAGCGGCCGAGATCGATGCGGTTGTGTCCGGTGGTGGGGGCCCGAGCCTCGAAGTCCCGATTATCACCGATGAACGCTTGTCCGGTGGTATTTACGAATTTGAATTCCTTTGTGTCAACGGGCTGATCGGTATTTTGCAGCCTGGTATTTGTACACTCAGGGTATCGGCATTCGATCTTATCACGTCCATCAGAGCGACGGCGCTGGAGCAGTCATTGGGCGATTTTCAGTACGCTGTCCTTCTTAACGGTGACGGTCCTCCGGTTTTTGTGACCGATCCGACACAAGCGGTCCTTGATATCCCTATCCCTGCCGGCACAACTCAGATCGATGTATGGGTCCAGGGCCCATCCGGAAATAGCTATCCGGTAGTTGCGACCTACGTTCTTAATCAGGATAATACGATCGCGCCTTGCGACGTGCCTTAATCCGCTAACATGGGGCCAATGGCGAGTGCCGGCGGCCCTTTGATTAATTAAGTCGGGGGGTTGGTGGCGAAAAGGAGTAAGTTATGTCTTGGAGAGAAGATGCTTTTTTCAAAGATACCCATATCATACGCCTGTTTCTCGGTGAGGGCATAGGGGATCTCGGCGTCCTGGTTGTAGCGTCCGCAGAGGATTTGAATATCCTGGCAGATGCCGCAGTTAATGGATATATCGAATATGACATAAAGGGTGATATCCTGGCCGAAAACGATACCGTGGTATTTCAGCATGGTACCGACGGCGCGGACGCCCTTGCAATCGCTGATCTAAGGGGTGATGTTCAATCTGCAGATGGCACGGTTGTATTGGATCATGGGACGGATGGAACGGATGCGTTCATAACGGCAGACGTTATGGCCGAGGACGGATCCCCTATCGTATTATCTGGAGCCGATCAAACCCTGAGCGAAATTACTGCCGGTATTATTCAGATAGTCGGTGGTGGATATTTCATAGGGGATATCCAGGGGGGAATTCTGGCTGGCGACGAAACCGCAGTTCTCGGTAATGGTACTGACGGGACCGACGCATGGTTCACGGGTGATGTCCGTGCTCAGAATGGCTCAGAAATCCTCGTATCCGGCTCAAGCCAGGGTACGTCATACCTTCGTTCTTTGTGGCAAACGATAGACGGGTCAGATATTGTTGCAAGTCCAGGTGCCGGATCTCTCGGTACCGGATGGTCCAAGATAAACTTGGCAGCCCATGACGGCACAATCGTTCTCGATGTTGGCACCGACGTAACCGACGGATGGTTCAAGGGTCAGATTCGCGCAGAGGACGGATCTGTAATGTTCGAGCCTGGAACCGACGGGACCGATGCTGTTATGATCGGAGAGATCCATTCCGAAGCTGGCTCTGTTCCTGTTTTTTGGAATGGTACTGATGGCACAGACGCCTGGTTCAAGGGAGATATCTTATCCGAGAATGGGTTAGTTATATTGACGAGCGGGACGACTCCGGTAACATCTTCGCTTGATGTGAATACGGTGACAGCGGAGGTTATGGAGATTGGATCTCAAAACTCCGCTTATGATGGAAAGATAATTAGGAAGCAAAGTATCGCCCTCACCGGAATTGCGGCTTTTGCATCTTTGTCGATCGGAGTAGCTGTTCCGGCAGGTTCTCGGTTGATAGGGGTTCAAATGAGAGTGGACTCTGCGCTCGCAGGTGGCGATACATGGGATGCCGAATGGAATGATGGTGGCACAATACAGTCGATAGCCACAAATCAGGCCGTCGCAAAAAATACAAAGGTGAATAAATTTTTTGATCCAAACGCTAATTCGCCTTTAACTGGAGCCGTGACCAATATCGTTTTAACGAAAAATGGTGGTGGTGTTTTTACGGCTCAGGGTCAAATATCAGCCATAGCATATTTTGAAGAATTTGAGGATATGGTTGACGCAGCATAGGTTGTCGTTTATTTTTCATAAAAACCAATAAATTAGGGGGGTTACAATGTCTGAAAATCAGCCAGAAATTAGTCCGGAAATGTTGAATGAGCTCAAAGCTCGCAGGTGCCTGGAGGAAGTCCAAGGGATCCTTAAAAAGCATGGTTGTGTTTTGATTCCCACGATATCCTTTATTGGTGATCAGCAAAAACCTGGCCTGGTCTGCCGCCATATCCCGAAGCCAGAGGGAAACAATAGTTCCCAAAAGGAAACTATAATTCCTAATGACGGGGAGGCCGGCTAATGGGCGACCGGTTAGAGGACCTCAAATCGAGGGACGTCGACAACTTCATGAGCCTGCAGCTTGACCGGTACCTTGACAAGTCTCGGTCAGTCCTGGTGGCCATGCAAGGCCAGATGCTACGCATGGCCCTCAGGAAATGCACCGGAGTTGATATCGAGGAAACCATGTCCAAATTCCAGGCCAATGGCCTTACGGCTGAACATGCTGGCCAGGAGTGGCAAGAGATCCTCGCTGTGAATGGGGTTGTCATAGAGTCCAAGGCCAACGCCGAGGATGATACCAGAAATGGTACATACCTCTATAAAAACGGGGAGATAGTCCTGTTCATGGGCCAGATCTACGTTAATGATATCGCTCGCAGGTATGAGTTTTATTCAAATGGATCTCTATATTAGCAAAGAGCAGGATAATGCTTACGGAGCTTTCGCCGTGCCAGAATTGCTACTCGATCCATACCGTGGATGGGGTTATTTCTTAATGTCGGCCCAAAATCCTCGCTTTGAGGAAGCAGAAGAGTTACCTACGACTCATAAGCGGTCGTAATAAAAGGAAATATCGCTTGACACGGCGTATGTAATGTATAAGGTAGTTGCAAGGGGGGTCAACCAAAATCCGTACAGCGGATCTCTTTAAGTTCAAGTTGTTGAATTTATTGTAAATTTGGTTGGGCTATCTCCCTCAACCTTGATCGGAATACCATATGGCTCCGGTCAAAGACTTTGAATACCGCATATGCGGCTCAAAAGGAGGACAAAATGCCCAAAAAGAAAGCAAGTCATGAGCCCGAAATTCCCTCTGCCGTTTCCAAACAGGAAGAGGCAGCAAACGCTCTAATCGCAAAAGCCGCCGGCACCGAGCCCGAACCCGAGGTTGCGACGCCGGCCGATCCACCGGCTGAACCATTAAAGCCGACGCATCCGGATCCAGCCGACAATGTGCCGGATTCAGAGATCGATTTGAGCGTAACGGCCGATCCAGAAATTGGAGCCGAAGCCATACCGACTCCAGACATTCCGGCCACGGGGGGAGATTGGGAGCAAAAGTACAAGGTCCTGCAGGGTAAGTACAATCGAGAGATTTCCGATATGCGCGAGTCGCAGATCGCAATGCAGGGACAACTCAACAACTCACAGAAGGTCATCGAGCGTCTCGAGGCCATTCTCGACCAGCAGACGAAGGCTCCGGCCGCGCCTGCTCCGGCTGCACCGGCAAACGATCTTGTTTCCAGCGCAACCTCGAAGATTGACCTCGATACCATGGACGGATACGGTGACGAAGTTATTCGCCTGGCGCAGGGATTTAACAGCCAGGCAGATCTGATCTCTCAGCTTTATGCGAAGCTCGAGAGTATTGGTCAGCCGGCAGGAGGAGCGGCACCTGATAATGAGTTTATGCAAAGATTTGAGACGGTTGAGCAGTTGACCGTTAAATCCGCAAAGGACAAATACTTTGACGAGCTCGCCGCCGCATTACCAAACTGGCAGACCATCAACCATGATCCGAAGTTTTTGGCATGGTGTGACCAGCCGGATCCAATGACCGGCTATCCTCGAATCCAGATATTGACTCAGAGTGCCAAGGCGCTCAATTCGCAAAGAGTCATAGCGGTTTTTAACCGATACCTGGCCGAGAGCGGGGCCCCACCAGCACAGAATAGCGCGGCAGAGCCTGCACAGGATCCCAAAGCGAACCTTTTGGTTCCGGATGCCACAGGCGCAGTCGGTGAGGAAACGGGGAATGCTGCAATGGATAAAACCAAGTATGCCACCCGTGAAGAGTTCAATACCGCTAAGAAGCGGTTTACGACTCAGAAAATTACCGAGGCCGAGTTCGATAAGGTAAGCAATCGTTTTCAAGCGGCAATCGCTGCAGGGTTAGTAACATAAGGCTTGACCGGCCTTCTAATCCTCCAGTCAGACCGCATAAATATTTAAAATCTTGGAGGAAATAAAATGATTCCAGCCGCCCCTGGTACCCCGCAATACTCCGGTACTTTTATTCCGGAGATTTGGTCGGGCAAATTGCTCGTTAAGTTTTATGCCGCAACCGTAATCGCCGCCATCTCCAATACGGACTATGAAGGCGAGATCAAGGATAAAGGCGACAAAGTCATTATCCGCACGGTTCCGGATATCATCATCCGTGACTATAACAAAGGCCAGAGCCTGCAGATCCAACGGCCGGAAGCTCCGAATAAAGAGCTCCTGATCGACAAGGCCAAGTATTTCAATATGATCTGCGACGATATCGACAAGCACCAAACCGATATCGCCCTGATGGATTCCTGGTCCAGAGATGCCGGTCAGCAAATGAAGATCGTCGTCGACCGTGAGTTTCTTGGCGACGTCTATGCCGATGCAGATCCCGCCAACCAAGGCGCGACGGCCGGCGCTGACTCTGCCTCTTTCGACCTTGGCGTAACCGGTGCTCCGGTAGCGATCACCAAGGCCAATATTCTGGACTTCATCGTGGACGTCGGTACTGTCCTCGACGAACAGAATATCCCTGAGGACTCCCGTTGGATGGTACTGCCTCCGTGGATGTGCGGTATGATCCTCAAGTCCGATCTCAAGGATGCTTCCCTTGCCGGCGACGGCACCAGCATCCTGCGAAATGGCCGGATCGGTATGATCGATCGGTTCACCATCTACGCCAGCAACTTGCTGACCAGCGTTACCGATGGTGCCTTCCGAGCTTACCATCCAATGGCCGGTCATAAGAGCGCGATTTCATTCGCCGCCCAAATGACCAAAATGGAAAGCCTGCGAGCCGAAAGTACCTTTGGTACCCTGGTCCGTGGTCTGAACGTCTACGGCTACGAGGTTCTGAAACCAGAATCGCTGGTCGATATGTACGTCCGGAAGGGCTAATCCGAGCTAATCCCGAGGGATTAAATATCCCCCCCGTGGCCGGAGCCCTGATGGACTAAGTCTTGACGGGCTCCGTGCCCAAACTAAAATTTTAAACCCTGGAGGTATTAAGATATGTCTACCTATGCATTCAAAGGCAGCGGTTATAACCATGCCTACGACGCCTTTGGCTTCCACGTTGAGCGCGTTACCCTCGATATGGCCAAAGTCCTTTCCGGCGAAACCAAGCTGGTCAATCCGGCTACAGGCCTCGATGTGGTTCCGGCCTCTATCGAATCCGGCGATATTTATGAGATCTTTAACGTAAAGCGCGGCTTCATGATCATGTGCGCCGGCTTTATTGTCGACGACGCCTACGCCGGCACCGAGCCAGGGAATGTCCTGTCCCTCGGTGACAATGTCGATGATCTGATCGTCAAAAACGTCTCCGGAGACGCAACAGCGGATCCGGACTTTTTCGTTGACCAGGCAGATCTGCTTTTTGGCAAGATGTATTATTCCGGCTTTACAGGTCCAGCCGCATGCTCCCCCGTTAACTCCGGTCTTCCGTCGTATTACATGGCGATTGGTAATACATCGATCGACCTGACATTCGAAAGCCTGGCCGAAACGGATGGTGCTCTTCTGGACGAAATGGTGCTGCAGCTTTTCATGCTCGGCTTCCATACCATGGACGGTGATATTGATGGGTTCGAGGACAACCTGGTACCCTTCATAATCCCGTAATCTGGTAAAATAATTATAACTCTATCAAGGGGTGGTGGCATAGCCGCCTCCCCTTTTTATTTTCTGGTTTGCGAATAGCGAATACCTAATTAAAATGGGGGGTTATCATGAAACAGAAAAAAGTTGTAAGGGCAAAATATCTTCTACAGACATTGCCGAATGGTGATGAAAGGGTGCACATCTGGACGGTCGGGCTCGCTCAGCGCGACGACATGACGCCCATGTCTCCAGCACAATATCAGAGGTGGCTGGACAAGGATCTTGAGAAGGGTGTTGCCGCTCGTGGTGGCAAGGTTGTTATGCGGGTTGACGAGGAAGAGCAGATAGAAGAGCAGGCCGCCGAAGATGAAGCCGCTCCGGATCTCGAGAAAAAGGTCGCCCAAACCGGCCTAATTAAGGACGACGGCGAGAGTGAGTTCCTCGAGGATGGTGAGGAAAATCCAGAGGTTGCGGTTACCCAGGAAGACATTGCCGGCGAGATCGGTGTTGATGAAGATGGCTACCTGGAGGAGAATGATATCCTATCGGTTGTAGAGCCTGCCAAAGAGCAGACGGTCGTGTCGGATGCCATGAAAACCCAGGAGATGATCAAGGAAGACGAGATCAAAGAGCTCCATAAGTTTCGCAAAACCAATACCTTAGAGGCCTATATGCTGGAGAAATACAAGGTCAACCTGATACCAATGGATGATCTTCCAGAGCTCCGCGAACAGGCCATTGCCATGATTGACGAGCTTGCAAAACACGGCAAGCTGTTCATTCAGGCGAAGGGTTAATTATGGCCAATATAGATTTCCTGACCGGTTGGCAGGATGAAGTTGCCAAATATGTCAAGGGGATAGATAATACCAAATACCAGACGTTGCTTGAGGATGAAATACGAGACACCCTCAGGGATTTCTGTAAGCGTACTGCCTTATGGTGGTATGATGTTTGGTTTGATGTTGTTGCTGATATCAACTATTATCCGCTTGACGGGCTATTCCCTGCAGATCCTGATCCGAATGCCGCAGATATCGTTATAATCGAGAGCGTTAAATTCAAGTCTGATGGAGAGGATCCTGATACATATCGGGACCTTCCACCGCTTCGAGCATGGGTTGAGAACGTGCCGGATAAGAATGCTGGGGGATGGCAATATTACACCGGAAACGAGCCCACAAACTTCTATTTTGACGAGCTCGATAATATTTTATTTTTGCACCCTACTCCAGAATTAGATTCCGCTCCGGATGGTATCGAGGCCAGGCTGATACTTATGCCGGCCCATACGGCCACCGAGTTACCTGATTTCTTTTGGAGGCAATACAAGAGAGCGATCGGTACCGGTATCGCTGGCAGTTTGATGCAACTCACAAATAAACCGTGGTCCGATGAAGAGCTCGGGAAGATCAAGGAAGCTGAATATGATTCGTGGGTTACCGAGGCAAAGAGTAAAAAGCAATCGGGCTATACCCGCAGAACTACTCAGGTTCAATTCCCGCATTACGGTGGATCGCGTGGAAGTTCCTGGGTGTTCTAAATGGATAAATTCAGAAAAGATCGATTTCAGGTAGGTGGCTATTCGCCTTTCCATGGTCGGACTGTCACCCGTAGGCCTGCCGCTCAACTTACCATAGGTGAGCTAAGCGTCTGTAATAACTTCCGAAATTACTACCCTGGCATAAGAAAACGTGGTGGTATGGAGGCCTTACATTCAGAGGCCTTTGATATTTATGAAGAGTCTATGTGCGGGACCTGGATCCTTGGCAATGGGGGTCCAGCGCATTTCTCTGACGTCGTTTGGACAGCTTTCGCTGATAGCTGGACAGAGGCAAGAGATGGTGGTCCGTCAAGGATGTTTCTCGGTGATTCTACCCTTCCGGATGCTCCTATGGTTTCGGTGGATTATGGGTTCACCGCTCAAAATGCCAGGGCAATAATGATGTTCGATATATCCGGATTTGTCGGGACGACGATCACGGATGCCACCCTGAGGATCGAGACTGCCTTCGACGCTCCCGCCCTATTTGGTGGGCCTCCAAATTTTGATTACATGGATATCTGCCTGGTCGACGTTACCGCACAGGTGCCACCATTCTTTGAGATACCAGATATCTTCTATGATTTCACCTCGAATACCCTGATCTCCGATAATATCTTTACTCCATCCGGAGTCGTCGGTGCAGAGTATACTTTTACCTTTAATGCCGCAGGGTTACAGCATATTCAGGATGTTCTTAATGGGATCTATGGACCTGGAACCATCATGGGGTTGATGATCAAAAACTATTCCTTTGATTATCTAAACACACCACCGGTACCCACAAATGTCGCATATTTGTATGCGCCGAGATTGGGCGCGGACGACAGCCCTCCTGCCTGTCATCCAGATATACCGCTGTTCACCGGATTCGCTTCTATTGATCGCTTCCCGATCTCAAACTGGCAGTTCACAAAGTCATGGGAAGAAGATCCTGACACGGCCGACTTCGAGCGCCACACCTTTGTCCAGCTTTCGGACGGCATTCTATTGAAGGCCACAAACGAGCCGCCTGTTTTCACCGCTGGTGTATTTGGCCCTCTGTTCTATGACTCCGGAGATATCATCCTGCAGCCGGCGAGCTATGCAGATATCGACGGCATTATGATTTTTTCGGATGCAATATCTCAGCACCAGCTTTGGGCTGGAAACCGTCAAAAGATAAAAGGGGCGCATTACGACTCGCAAACTTATAATACAAATTTTGATGTATTATCAGGTGGTTCCGATATTTGGGAGTTTGTAGTCGGTAATGACAGTCTTGATTATCAGTTTGGAGGCCTGGCCTCTACAGATGTTGGTTTAATGGTGTGCTGCCAAACACCTGCAGATATACTTAACTTTGTGATAACACAGGGAAATACTAACGCATCTCCGACAAGAGTTCTTTACTGGAGGGGATATCAGAGCGGTTGGGGTACGGCAACGATCGTGTCCGATACCACCCTCAACGGGTCTGACGGGCTCGCAGGGAGTGGATCTGTCACCTTTACCAAATCGACCGCAGAGGTGCCTGCGACATTCGCTGGTATCACCGGATATTGGTACAGGATCGTTCCGAATGGCTCAGCATGGAGCACAATTACGATTTCCAGTATCACCTATGGAAACCAGGAGTTTGTGTCCCTGGAGCACAATCTGTGGGACGGTATCTCGCGTATTCCGGCCGAGGTTCAAGTATATGACGCCTCAGACGATAAAACCTTTTTATACGCTGCAGGGTCTGTGGTATTGAATGAGCTCACGTCCTCAGATAGGATTTACATCGGTACAGCCGATAAGGTCCAGTTTTTTGAGTTTGATCCTGGTGAGCAGCCGAATGATAATGTTTCGAATACTGCCACGATTACTGCCGTGCGCGGGTGGAAAGGGGTTAGCTTTAGCTCAATATCCTTTAATGACGGGAGCTCAGGATTCTCTGAGAAGGGCCAGGTAACGCTATATGGATCTGAAACCCTGGTTGAAAAGCACAGGTTTAATGATTCAAATTTTGCGCTATACTGGTATGAGATACAGTTCACCGGAGGTCCTCTATCTGAACAGGCTAATCTGTCAGTAACCTATGCCCCTGTAATGACTAATGTTTCTGAGGATTATGGTGCCATAGGAATATCTAATGCAGCGTTCAAAGATAGGGCTGCGTATTCCTTTAATCGGTTCCCGCATTACCTGTATGTCTCTTCGACTATCGGGCCAAATGTTTTGTCTGGTACAGATTTTGCAATCCTGAGAGCGGGTGATGGCCGGCCGAATAAGATCATATCCATGAAAAAATTTCATAATGAGCTCCTGGTCCACCAGCAAGAGAGAGGCATGGACGGTGGATGCACAACGATTTTCGAGGGTTACAGCCCATCTACATTCGGTCGACTTGTGTTATCCACCAGGGTCGGGGCCCTGAATGAAGACGCCGTCACGGTTATCGATGGTCCACAGGGATCTGTGATCAGGACGGATGAAACCGCTCAGACGCGAGCATACTGGATAAGCCGATACGGTATCTATCAAACCGATGGTCGTATTGTTACCAGGATATCTCAGGACATTCAGAATTACTTTGATCCACGATTTCCTGAGTGCCTCACAAAAGGCAAGGAGGGCCTCGCCTGGGCTGCATATGATAGCTCCTGTGAGGTTGTGCGATTCGGCATATGCTCCGGAGAGGGTGCCGAATTGCCGAATGTCTTCCCTGTTTATGATCTAACGACCGGCGACTGGCTGTTTGATACCTTTGAAGACGATGCCAACGCTCCGACAACGGTTGGAGAAGTTGACGCCGGAAGCGGATCTTTGCCAGTAATTCAAATGAATTACAGCAAGTCATGGGCCAGTCGTTTTAACTACGGCCTGAATGATAATGGTGACGCGATCGATGCGGTTGCCTACCTTGAAATGAATGCCGCTGCAGCGCTTCTGGATCTGCGAGAGGTCTGGATCCGTATGCTGGCAATCGAGGGTGCCGTATTAACCTTTGATATCCTTGAAGATTCTCGCACATATCCTGACCACGAGGACGAGCTCGACATGAGCGCCGAGGAAACAGGCGACGATGTGAGGCGTCATAGATTGGTCGTGAACGCTACCCAGGAAACACACCTTACCCTGGTGTTTAGAAATAATGAGATTGATACGGATACCTGGTTATATGATTATTCTGTGGATCTCGGTGCGCTCGGGAAGAGATAAATGGCAATTCAAAAGGATTGGGAAAAACGGATGTACGTTCCGGCGACGGTATATCCGGAACAGGCTCGCCGGCCGTCGGCCAAAGAGAAATGGTCTGCCGTTACTACCCGTATACCAGAGCAGGCAGAATTTACGCCAGAGATCCCTACCGATGCAAGCAACTCCCTAAGCTCCGATCTTCTAAAGCAGTCTGAGCACAAAAAGCCTTACAAGTCAAAGGGTTACGAGCAGATGGAATATGAGCTCGAACCACCTCCAGGCTTCTCAGATATCCCTCCAGGTTGGGTGCCTCCACCAGGTGTGCCATGGCCGACGCCTACCGGCGACGGTGTTATTGGTGGTGGGCTGCCTTTTATATTTGTCTTCGATATCGATCCTGTGGTCGTGACGCTCTCAACGGATCCTCAATGGTCTGCGGTGGGTGAGGTTTGCCCTGGAACGTGGACGCTTATCGACTTACAGCCGACACACCCCGTTGTACTTGTTGAACTTCCATTCGCTCCAAGCGGTACGCAGTTCCGGTACCCAGGATCAGGGAAAGATATCATCGAGGTTTTGATCCCTGGAAATATAGGATGGAATGGGCTGTTAAGGATTCGGGCATATATGGAGGCCGATAATCCTGGCGGGGCCATTAACCCTGTGCCAGGTCTGTCTGAGGCAAATATAGATATCGCTTCATTCCAAGATGAAAGGTGCCCGAGCCAGTATTTCGATATTAAGATCAGCGTGAATACCGGTGCCGGTATATATGAGCGATCTTTTGTATGGGATATGTGGCGAGAGGAAATACCGACAGATATTCCAGATGGTATCGGCGGCACATTAACCCTGCCTGTGCTGGATGCATCTCTCGCGTACTGGCGCGGCCTGGTGCCGTCAATAGGGTCCAAGGATGTTACCATCGGCCGGAGTTGCTCTTTTAGTCAAGATGTGCTACCACCTTGTGACACGGGGCTTGATGGGATAGGTGACGATTATACCGATGTGATCTATTGGAGATGCGGTTTTACGCAGTTTTACGATAGCGCTGGATCCTGCGAGGTAATATGTTCATTCTGTAATACGACGCCGCCACCAATCCAACAAGGTGACTGCTTCACGACAATTACAAAGAGTTTTCCATTACTTACATCACCGTCTGCCCTTGGATCAGGTGAGTGGGCTTATGGCTTCACGTCCACAGAATACAACTACGAACAGGTATTTATGTATGAGACGATCGAGGTTTTCTTCGAAGCCAATATAGAGGTCGGCGGGGCCTGTGTTGATACTGGTATCGTGCCGAGGTTGAGCCACAATATAAACTGGTATATCGACGTCCAGGGGGATACCTTTGGGGCCGGCGCTGAGGCTCCGGATAGATTTATCTCCTTGATATCCGGAAACAACTTGACTCTCGCCTCAGACTATTATAATCCTGCTTTGGATGCTCCAGAAAATCCTGACTCGCTGATTCACCTCGTGGCATTCGATCATAAGGTAGAGGATATTGGTGGTGGAAATCCCGTGTTTTATGAAGAGTTTTACGCAGACCTTTTTTATGATCATACAGGATTTATTCATAATAATCAGTTGAATAGACCATTTGCCGATTCCAGAAAGGCTGCTTTTGAGGCAATGGTCCAGCAAATTATAGATGATGCGAAGGTGGCGTTTCCAGCGTATACGCAGATAGCGCTTTCGTTCACCACGCAACTTCACCAGGGGGTATACAAAATATGAGGTGCACAGCCAGATTAAAGAGTTCACACAAATCCTGCAGGGAATCTATGTTATTGATATTAAACGATTTCTTTGAAGATATCGAAGAGCATGGACTGCCTGCCGTGGAAGCTGCCGTTAAGAGCGTAAGACTCTCAGATGTGCAGCCGGCGAAGAGTTCTATCCATGTGCTACCAAATGGATCTTGTCCAGAATGTGGCTATGGAGTAGCTGTATTTGAATTGAATAAAAATCCGAGGTACATGGTTGAGGGAAAGAATACCCTGATTGATTGCAATAACACCGATTGTGGGTGGGGATATTTTACAGAAGTCGGGATAAGGTCCATCATGACAGATATCAAAAGGGCTGAGGAAGCCGGAGAAGGCTTTGATTTTACACAGTATCAATGATATTGACATGGTGTATAAAATAGATTATTTTTAATATAAGCGAGGTGTTTCATGAGAATAGAGCCAAGGTATTCGGCTGAAGGGGCGATACCCACACCTACAGGTGGTGGTGGTTCCGGAATGGTTACAAGACATGGTGGTGGTGGCACCGAGGAACAGGTGAATAGATCCCTACAGGCAATGTCAGACCGGTATAGAGCCGATGCTGCAGGACTCGCTTTTATGCAGAGCAATCCTACTGCCGGCAATCAAGGGAGCGCCAAGACACAGGTGGTAATAACACCTTCGAATACGCAGAATAGGCAAGATTCTTACGGTAGGCCATGGGGTCAAATGACAGGCCCTCGCACCGTTAGCAAGAGTCGTGGTTATAGCGTTGGTGGTGGTGGTGGTGCCGGCGTTATCCTCGATAAGCCCTTGGAAAAACCTGTATTCCAAACCACTCCATATCCTGATGTTCCATCCTATGTAGCGCCTGAGTATGCCCCTCCAGAAGAGGATGCCGGCTACGAGCGCGGCAAACGACAGGAGCTTGTAGGAAACCAGGCCGCTCAACTGCGCCAGGCTACCGCTGAGCAGATGCTGGCAAATAGATCTGCAGACAATCCAGCAATGCGGAGACAACTGGCCAGGGAAACGGTTAAGGGTTATGGCCAGGCGCTTGGCCAGATTTATGATACATCTGCCAGGACAGCAATGCAGGCAGCCGGCCAGAAGCGCAGAGAAGATATGGCTATTTACAATGCGAAATATTCTGCCATGACTGACGAGGCTAAGACAAATTACATGAATGAAGTCAATGCCTTAGTACAGAATTGGATGCAAGATACCCAGGCCGCTCGAGATGATTATGCTCTCGACGTCGCAAATTATAAGGCACAGCCGCTGGCCCAAAGAGTTGGTCAAGAAACGCCGACTCCAAAGTACATGAGGGTAGGTTACGGCCTAAGATTAGTATAAAATCCGGAGGGTTACATGCCTCAAAATATTCCACAAAACAGAGCTATTTGGGACGAGACAGAGCCAGAAGCCGTCTTTAATCTTAATCAGGCCAAATCAATGGTCCCAAATGAACTGGCACTCGCCCACACTCCAGTCGCTACCGATCCGACCATGGCCGGCACGGGTGGGGTTGTGCCTGGTCCAGATGCATTCGAAAAGCCGAAGTCCATAAAAGAGTATCTTGAGCTTGCACGGCAGGCTGGCCAAACCCCTACATTCACAGACGATCCTACTCGACAAATGGCAGGCATGCAGGGTGGTGAATATCAGCATGGAGCCTTTCAGGTAGACGATCGAACACCGAGACTGCAGCGTGATGGACTTGCAGGTGCTCCAGCACAGCCGGCCGGTGGTGGTGTGAATATGAATAATCCGCTGGCAGATCCGCTTGTGGTTGCAAAAGAGGGTATTGCAAACAGTCTTGATGAAATTTGGGAGTCCGTTGCACCAGGAAAACCAAAGGCTTATGCCACACAGGGTGAATTGCAGGTGTTTCAAAAGCGGGTAAAGGAAAGACACGAGGCATTGATCAAGGCCGCCGACGACCGCTTTGACCGGTGGGAGAAGTTGACTAAAAAATTCTCACAAGAATCCGTTGCCGAAGCCATGAGGACCGGAGATGTTGGTAAGCTGGAGAGAATTAAGAAAGCCGCCAGCGAACCAGATAAGGCAAAAATTTGGGATGATATGGTTAAAGAGGCCAGAGACGACGCCGAGGATCAGGGCGAGGCTTTGGATCCAGCCGCCCTTATGGAAAGGGCCGCAGAGTATTACCGAGAATATATGAAAGGGCTCGATGAAGCGATCGGTGTTGCCAAAGAAAAACAGGCCATGGCATTACCGACAGGCTCAGTCGGTGGCCGGCAGGTTATGGCCGGTGGCGCAGTCGCTCCAGCCGGCGCAGCAATCCCTGGACCAGACGCCGCGCAGCCAAGTCCAGCGGAAATGCTCGAGTACGCAAGATCCCTGAAAAGGGCAAACCCAAAGATTTCTGACGCTGAAATAGCGCAGGGGCTTAGAGAAAGATTCCCAGGCCTAAGCTAATCTAAGAAGGTTTATAAATGTCTGATTTCTATGATAAATTTGTCGCAGACAATCTGCGAGACGATGATCCTGTAGCTCCACAATCTCCTACCGGAGCAATCCCTACACCAGAATCGCCAAGCGGTCCTGATGCCTATGACCAGTTCGTCGCTGACGTATCGGACGATATCGAGGTGCCATGGATCCAGACAAAGCCGAGGCTTGAAAGGGCTATCGATGCTGGTCTATCCCAAATGCCGCTACCTATCCGTGCCGGCGTTAAGGCTGTAACTGGTGTTCGTCCTACCTCTGAGATTTACGGTGGCAAAGATCTAAAGAGCAGAGCTCAAAAGGCCTTCCTTCCAGAATCATTACAGGGGATTGAGGTAGAGGCTCCGACCATAGAAACCGTCAAGCAGATGGTTAGATCACCATTCTGGCTTGGCAAGGGTTTTATGGATATTGCCGGATATGATCCAAATAAGCCTGCCGCTATACCTACCGAGTCCGATAATGTATGGGATCAAATTCAAGACATGGCAGTCCGTGGTGCTGATGCATTCGCTGACATAAACTATAAAGCCCTTGAAAAGATTACAGAATCTCCCAATCTAAAAAGCGATCTCGGATATGCATTGCGCCGAGAGGAAAAGAATAAGGCCGAGAACTACCTATCGAATGTGGTAGGCCTCGCTCCGCAGATCCAGGCCCAGGCGCTGGCCCATCTTCAAGGTGGTAAGCTACTGTCCGGAGCCATGATGTTTGTCAATATAGCCGGTAACTCTTACGAGGAAAACCTTTCTAATGGGGCCTCTCCAAAAGAGGCCATGGCTGCCGCCTTAGCGAATGCCGGTATTCAGGCACCGATGGAGGCTCTGTCTTTTGGATGGATGCTAAGGGCCCCAGGTATTGGGTCCGGTATAAAGCGATTTATTGCTTCGAGGATTTTGGGTGCATTCACAGAAGGTGTAACTGAAACCCTGCAAGGCGCTCCAGAAGAGGTCACGGGCACCTTGGCCATGCCGGATGAACGCAAGAAATTCCTTGAGGCCGATGTAAGGACTCAGGCAAAAATGCTTGCTGATATGGCATGGGAAGGTGTTAAGAAGGCGACTCCTGAGGGGCTCGCTGCCGCACCATACGGCCTACTGCTTGGGGGCGCTGACGCAAAACCAGAGAGCGCTAAGACCGAGAAGAGAGTCGGTAAATTCCGGAAAGCCTATGACATGCTCACCGGTAAGAGGGATGAAACTGGAGATCTTCAAAGGGTTACGTCTCCGAATGAAGCTGCCGAAATACTTGATCGTGGCATTAAAGAGGCTGCCGCTGAACAGGGTGCTATCCCTGAGCCAGGTGGTCCTCCACCGCTGCCGGCGACTGAACCACCACCGCTACCAGTAACCGAGCCTATTATCCCGATTGAAGATATTGAGTTAGGTCCGCTCCGGACGCCAGATGAACGCCAAGGATATATAAGGGGCGTGGAGGGCGAACAGCAAACCGAAGCTGAAGCCAGGCAAGCTGAGATCGACCGGACCATGGGCGAAGAGACTGTCATCACCGAGCCGCCGCCGGCTATCGAAGAGCCTATTGTATCTGCAGAAATGACTCCACAGGAAGAGGCGCAGGCAGTTATCGATGCCACTCCTGCGGACGTCGAGCAGGTCCCTGCAGACCGCGCCAAACGTGCGGCCAGGGAGCGCCAGAAAGAGATAGATAAACAGGCAAAGAAAAAGGAAGCCCCACAGGAAACCAGGGAGGAGATCATAGAGTCCCTTTTGGGTGAGGGTAAGAGCAGGCTCGAGGCCGAAGAGATCGCCAATACGATCATTGCCAGAGAAGGCAAAACAGAAAAAGCTAAAAAGCCTACGGCACCAAAAGCTAAAGAAAAAATCTCTCCACCAGGGAAAAGGAATTTTTTTCAGTTTCCGGATGGCACCACAATAATGGGAGCCACGTCCGGAGAGATTTACAATAAGGCCACCCCTGAGCAGCGGAAAATGATGGAAGAGGGTAAAGCCAGGGAGGGGTTTGTAAATGCATTCGGGAAAAAGGTTTTCCGCAATGCCACCACAGTATCTGCCAAAGGACCTAAGAAGGTCACCACCGCGAAACAGCTTCATGAAGCAGCCGCCGAAACAGATCCAAACCCATCATACAAGGAAATAAAAGACGGCACCTACAGAAAGGGGGAAGTCGAAATCCAGGGCCTTCCGATATCGATCGAGAACGCCAAAGGGTCCACCAGGAAAGAGAACGTGCCACCAGGCAAGAAACCTTCCTGGCGTGTCCGTATGAAAGCCGTATATGGTTTTTTTAAAACCGGCCGCAAGGCAAAAGACGGCGAGGGTGTTGATGTGTTCGTCGGTGACGACGTAACCTCCGAGAATGTTTACATTATTGATCAGGCGAATGAGGACGGGACCTTTGATGAACCAAAGGTAATGCTTGGCTATAAGACCAGGAAGCAGGCTCAAATGGCATACCGTGCTCATTACCCAAAGGGATTCGACTTTACTCAGATGCGGGTCACCAAAAAGTCCATGCCTGAATTTAAGGAATGGCTGCAAAAGGGTGATCCTAAAAAGCCTCAAGCTGTAGAGGAAACTGTAAAGCCGCCGGTCAGGAAAACCCTGGCCAATATCAAAGAGCATTACATCAAAATGTCTCAGCGCTGGCCAGAGGATATGCAGCTTACCGAGGACGATTTTGATCTGATCAAACCAGAGAATGTCAATAATGGAGAGGCTATCGTCAGCTTCATGAAGACTGTTTTCGGCTTTGAGAATGTTGTGTTTTTTGAAACCGATAACGCATTCCTGAACAATACGAATGGCAATACAATCCGGATGCGGGACATAGATCGTGAGAACGGATTTATTTTTATCAATACCAGGAACGAAACTCCAGGCCTCCAGGTCGCCGGCCACGAGATGGGTCACGAGATAGAAAAAACAATGCCAAAGAAATACAAGGTGTTGAAGGCCCTGATGTGGAGGATGAGAAATGAAGGCGACTACACGAGATTCCGTAATCGCAAACTACCGTTTTACACTCGGCAGTTGGCCGCAAAGAAGGGTATTCCGGCAGATGAACTAAATCCTGCAGATATTGAAGACGCTGTATTCGACGAATACGTTCAAGAGTTTCTCGGATCATCCCTGTTCGATGAAAAGTTTTTGGGCGAGGTCATGAAAGAGGACCAAACCCTGTTCGAGAAAATCGTCGGCATGGTCAGCGAAGTTATTAAGAAAATGGGCGACGCTATCCTCGCTCAGCCAAATAAATTTGATCGTGTCTATTTTGACGATCTTGCTACCGCTCAAAAGCTCATGGCCACCATGGTGCGCCAGTATAACCAGTATCGCGCTGGTGAGTATACTGCCGGCATGGGCGAATTTGATGTGTATGCAAGAGAAGTTTTGGATAGAATCAGAGCTCCGAAGCCAGAGGCAGATCTCATGGATTCACCCCTGGCGCAGAATATCGGTGCGGCTGGCCTACCAGTTGGAGCAGCCGGTAACCCTCAGATTTTATTCGATGTTAAAGAGCGCGGGTGGGATGTTGATTTTGAACAGGAAGAGTTCGGCGTTGTCAATAATCGGCTCAGCAAAGAGCTCGAGGCCTTTGAGGTTCTGTTTGGGCCTACCATGAAAGCCGTCGAAGTACCTGGAAAGTATGTAAAAAATAAGAGGGAACTTACCAGGTCGATCACAACCTATGATTTACTGGATGAAATTTACAGGGTGATTGACGATGGCCAGGTTGCTACGTTGCTCGATAAAACCAAAACCATCGAAGAGATTGCTGATTCAAAAGGCCTAAAGGGTAAGGAGCGCAAACGGTTCCTTGATCATCTTCACAGCCTGCGGAACGGCAAGATGTACGATATTGAATCCAAGACACAAACCCTTGGAAATAATGGGAAAGCTGGTATGTCGGCAGACTTCTTACTGGCCACCTGCCACCCAACAACTCCGTGTAAAGAATGTTATGCGGCCGCTGCCATGATCAGAATGAGCGCCGTCAAAAAAGCGCTTAGGTCGACCATTCATGTTTTGACAGATCCTAAGGGATGGGCCAAGATTGTGGCTGCCGAGGTCATGAAAAAGAAAAAGACCGAGCTACCTTTTGTCCGTATGCTCGGATCCGGCGACCTGATCACAGACGAACAGGTTGAGGGTATGAATGAATTGGCCAAGCTGCTTGACCGGCCGATCCATATTTTCAGCCGGCACCATGATATGCTTAAAAAGTTGAAGTCTCAGCCTAATGCTCCGTTTATTAAAATGGGATCCATCGATGCCGATCTTTACAAATTCTACGGTCCTAAAAAGCTGGCCGAGAATATGAAGAAGCACGGTATAGCGAATGCCTGGTTAATGACAGACGCGAGCGAGATAAAGGCTATCGAGGCCCTGAATAAAAAGGGTGCCCTACAGCTTGTCCTGGCTGCCGATACAAAGCTGCATGATCAGCTTCCTGCAGAGCTCCGTAAAACCGGATGCCCATGCGACTCAGGCGAGCGCACATATTTCTATAGCTGCAAACAATGCGCCTTGTCAGAATCTGGCTGTTTCATGGCGTTTAGCGAATATGGGATCGATAAGGACGGAAAGCCATGGAAGATCATGGATCCGAAGGCACCGACCGACCTGACTCCGATCACAGCCTTTGTCGAGGGTAAGGAAAAATCCAAGTCCCTCGGTGAGGTTTATATCGGCCGCCTGCAGAAGTCTATCGATTTGATCAGGCTGAATATCAGGAAGTTCCTCGAGGCAGAATTCATCCGTGAGAATTTTGATCCGAATAAGAAAACTCTACCACCGTATGGGAAGCAGAAAAAAGGCAAACCGATGCCGGAGAAAAAGCCGGCTCAGCCTAAGATCGCAATCAAAAATCTCCATTACCCTGATGATGTGAAATACGTCGACAATGTCGATGCGGCGAATTCCTATATCGGAAACCTGCTCGGCATGATCGAGGACGCTCGAAAATTCCAATCCTCCCTGCTACCTGGTGGTGAGATCCAAAATGAGATCCGCTACGAAGAGGGGAAAAAGATAGACGTCGAGCCAGACTTCGATGTTATCACAGATCCGGAGCGTATCCCGAAAAAGACCGTGAAGGCCTACAAGCTATTCACCCAAAAGGACGGTGAACTATATCCGCTTTTTGTAAAGGCGAATGAGACTGTGCCTATGGGTAAATGGCTGGCCGCCGACGTGGGCCCAATGGTCGGAGGTAAGGTTAAATCCAAGATAGGTCAACTGGCGTTCAGACCAGGATGGCATTCTGGAGACATGCCTGTCGCTACCCATATCGGAGGCAAGTCCGATAACCGGTTAAAGAAACCAAACTACCGACCGGATAACCAGGTATGGGCTGAGGTCGAGGTATCAAACGACGTTAATTGGCAGAAAGAAGCGAATAAGCGAGCATCCGTTACAAAACAGGGTAAGATCATCCCGAGAACGGCTCAGATCTCTGACCAGGTACCAGAGGGTGGCCATTACCGGTATAAGACAAATCCGAATATGACCGGAGAATGGTTGATCAGCGGTGAGATCAAAGTAAACCGGATCCTTACCGATGAAGAGGTTAAGGAAATAAATGGTAAGCTCGGGGTTGCCGACCTCCCCCGTAAAGACGAAGCTGTCGTGGAGTTCAATGCAATAGAGCTTGGCGATACCATAGAAATAACAAAGGCGCAGGCAGATGAAATAGAAACCTTTTACGATTCACAGATCGAAGATGGAGCTATCTCCGTAACAAAGAAGGGTAGCAAGTATCTCCTGTCCGGTGAACTGGATAATCTCGCACAATATATAGCCGACGATTACCATCCTGAATATGGGATTGAAACGGTCAGCAAGCCCCTTATGCGGTCCATGAGATCGTTAGGCAAAAAGATCGAGAAGGCTGCCAAGGCACCTCAGGCTGAGGAACGGCCTGTGGTCGAAGACTTGATAACTAAGCCGCTCCGTGACTTTGCTGCAGATCTTAATGAAAAGATCCGAGACGGCGCGAATGAAATGAGGGAGAAGGTCGACGCCTACGACGGGTGGCAATTCGAAGCCGGCCAAAAGGTCAAGTCAAAACAGACCGGAAAAATGTACCGGATTACCGGCCGGCTATGGGATATGCGAAATGACCGTCCTCAGTATTTCTATGAATCCCTGGATGGTGACGAAAAGGGTACCTTTATAGGTGAGCGAGCTCACGAGAATATGATTCCGGTCGCTGGACCTATTGGGGTTGCGCCTATGCCAGAGTTTGACTTCATGCCAGAGGATGCTACGGTTATCGAGCGTGAAGCAATAGCGCAAGAGCTTTACCATCCGGTAAAGACTGCAATCGATAACAAGTTTGGATTTACAGACAGGGCTACTGATACCTGGGAGGCCGCGCAAGATGATCTGCAGGATTTCATAGACGATGGTACCACAGAGTCGGACCTTCTTGACTCCATCATAGATGATGCTGTCGACGGGTATAAAACCTTTTCCGAGTTTGTAGACTCCAGGCTCGAAGATATCGCTCCCATGACCTGGGATGCGACACGGGAGGACCGGCGCGAAATAGCTGATAAGGCCGAGCGGCTTATTATCAAAACGATAAACAGGGAGATCTTAAATCCTGAGCAAAGGGACGGTGCGTATGATACTGCCATGGATGAATTAAACGATTTTATCTATGACGACAATACGGACCTGTCTACCCTTGACGCGATAATGAAGGATTCCGGATACGATAGCTTTAAAGAATTTGTCGACGAAACCTGGTTTGATATGAATACCGTCGACGACGTTCCGATCATTCCTGGCTTTGATACCATGGAGCCGATTACTCAGGACGCCAAAGAGGTTATAGACGCCAAGATCGGCCGTACAGACCAGCCACTCAGGGAGAGAACCGCTAAGGCATGGAATTCATTCTGGAAAAATAAAGCCACGCTGGTGGTCGACAAGTTTGCTCCGGTTAAGAAGCATTTCGGAGAAGGCGTTGAGTACATGATGCACAGGGGTATTCCTGGTGCACCGACCTCGATGCTCGGACAGCTTCTGCATGGAAAGTTGAAATGGAATGCGGCCGGCGACGTTCTGACTGTCGACACAAAGGGTGAGGGTTTTATCCCATGGGTCAAGGGCCTTAAAAAAGATGGTGAGAAATTTTTTTACTGGCTGGTTGTCAAGAGGGCTGAGGCCCTGGAGAAAGAGGGCCGAGAGAAACTTCTCGGTAAATCAGATCGTGATAAGATCATGGCCTGGGTTGGCGATCCAAAAGGGAATAAATCCTGGGATGAACTTAACAAAGAATTCCAAGCGTTTAATGATGCAATCCTCGATATCGCGCAAGAAGCCGGCCTTATAGATCCGGCCTCAAGAAAACTTTTTCAGCAGGAATTTTACATTCCGTTTTATCGTGTATTCGAGGATGAAGAGACTGCGATTGAGTTTGTAAAGAGCCCGAAGCAGGGATCCAAATTTCTTTCCGCGCAGATAAAACGGCTCAAAGGGTCCGAGAAAAAGATTGGCGATCCCTTTGAAAATATTATGAAAAACTGGAACCACCTTGTCGTCGAGAGTATTAAGAATAAATCTCGTGGTGATGCATTCCGGACTGCGGAGAGACTCGCCCTGCCGAGCGGGTACTACGGCCTTGACGAAGACGGTAATGAAGTTGAGAAGCCCCTTGTCGAAGAGGTCCAATGGAAGGATACCGTTAGGTTTAAGGGGGTTGGCAAGGCCACCTTTATCGAGCAGAAAACGGGAGAGCCGGTCCTCGGGTTTAAGGATAAGGGTAAAACAAGGTTCTACCGAGTGAATGATCCGGAGCTTTTCGCAGCCATGAGCTTGATGCGGAATGTGACCGCTGACAATATGCTCGTGAATGCTCTGAGATATCCGAAGCGGTGGTTGACCATGGGAGCCACCTTTGGGCCAGCTTTTAAGATGGCAAACTTCCTGCGGGATACCCTGCATACCGGAATGATCTCGAATGACTTTATTCCATTCCTTGATTCGCTCCGTGGTGTTGGCAAGATCCTATTCAACGACAAAGAGTATGTCGAGTATCTGGCCTCCGGCCACGCCTTTGCAGGATCATATGTAAGGGCCGATGATCCTAAGGCTGTGTCGAAGCACCTGAAAGGGGTTACTCAGAAACAGATGCGCGGTAAGGTATGGAACGTCGTGAGCTCACCATGGAGGCTATGGGAGGCGATCGGTGAGGCCTCTGAGAACGCCGCCAGGGTACAACTGTATAGCAACCTTAGGAAGAAAGGTAAAACGCAGCTTGAGGCTTCTTTCGCTGCTCGAGATATCATGGACTTTCAAATGTCTGGAACGTCCGATACCCTAAACTTTTTCACCTCGGTGGTGCCGTTCCTGAATGCCAGGATCCAGGGCCTCTATAAAATGGGCCGCGCTGCCAGGGAAAACCCCAAAGTATTCGCCGGCAAGACTCTTATCCTGGCCGCTATGTCCCTGGCCGCCTGGGCTGCGTATGCCGACGATGATCGATATAAAGAGCTCGAGGATTGGGAGAAATGGCAATACTATAATTTCTGGCTTGGAGATTGGCATATCCGGATCCCGAAGCCTTTTGAAACGGGTGTTATTGGATCTACTCTGTGGACAGCCACAGCCGATGCCGCTAAGGGGAATGAACCATGGACATATGTGCTAAGGACTATCGGACATGCGGTGATGGACACATTCGCATTCAATCCGGTGCCTCAGGCCGCTATCCCTATCGTCGAACAGGTATTTAATAAAAGTATGTTCACCGGCAGGCCGATTGAAGGTCAGCGGATTTCCAAGTTATCTCCAGGGCTTAGGGCTGAACCGTGGACATCTGAGACTTTCAAGATGCTCGGTGAATTAATAGGTACGCCGCCAAAAAGAACAGAGTCCCTTGTCAAAGGATACTTTGCGACTTATGTTAATCTGGCCCTATTCTTTACAGATCCAGCAGCCAGATGGTTGATGGACTATCCGGAGCGTCCGACAAAACGGGTGGATGATTACCCGATGATAGGTCGATTTTTGAGGCAGGCCGACAATCCTCGTTACACCAAGTATATTAGTAAGTTATACGACATTACGAGGCAAGCCGACCAGCTTTACGCAGACGTGAAGCACCTGAACGCGATCGGTGATTATGAGGCAGCCAGGGCGATCAAAGAAAAGCATCGTAAAAAGCTGTCCATGCGTAAGCGTTTCCATAAGGATCGCAGGAAGTTGACGGAGCTCAACCGTAAAATCAGGAAGGCTTGGCTAAGCGAAACTATGGACGGTGACGAGAAAAAAGCCAAGATCGATAAATGGACCGGACAGAAAAATGAGATCGTCCGTAGGGTTATGCAAATGTACGAAAATAAGAAATAAATTCAGGAGGTTATAATGAGTACACCTACATCAGCAATACAGATTCTTGGTGACCAGGCTCTGCCGGCGCTCGGGACCGTCGAGTATGTTATAGATCTTGAACGGTTCAATCTTGAAGGGGTTTTCTCCCTACAGATAAACGTCGTTAGCGTGGCCGCCGCGATTGATATTTCATATAAGCTGAGCAATATGGATAGAAATCCCGTCTTTGTGGACCAGGAAGCAGCCGGCGTAATCGCCACAGCTTTCACATCTGCGAGTGGGCCAGACTCGGATGGCAATGCCTTATTCGACGTCAATCCGAAAATATGCCGGAAGATTAAGTTTATCTTCGAGGAAACAGCCGATAGCCCTGCCGTGATTAATGCTTGGCTGGCCATGCAATAAGGAGGTACCACCATGGGTGGATGGATAGGTAGATGGAATACCGAAGAGATTTTGCAGCAAATCGTCGATGATGCGATTGCCGCATTAGATCTTAGCAAGATAGAGCAGCTTGACTCGAGCGTCGAGGTTATAGATACCGGCGCAGGTGGGGTTGTCAATGTGACTATCGATGGGAACGAGTGTTTCCGGTTTCTGCAGGACTCAGGCTCCGGAGATATCCCGATGCTTCTCGGGACAAAGGACGACAACGGGTTTTACCTTGGTGCCGAGGTAGCTTTAGACACGAAATATCCGATCGCATATCTTTTTACAGATGGCACGGCTTGTACGTTTGCTGTGCTTGATCCGACGAATTACGATCTTTCAGCCGCCCTTAACGCCAATCCTAACGGCGGGAATGTTGCCGTTCATAGGGCTGGTGGCGCAGCGTCAGGAATAATGGACGGATCGGTTGCCGGAGAGTTAAAGATATCCGCTCTTATCAATGAAGAGCACATTACCCTTAATGGCAACCAGGCCGGTGGTGGTGGCAGCGTAGTCATGGGGGATTTAGATCCGGACGGACCGGTCACTCTTTATAATGCTGGTGGCGCAGCCCTAAAAACCCTGAGGGACGTTGGTGATACGGATGGAGACGGTTTCGCCGCCATGTATGCTGGCCAGGAATTCCAGTTCTTCTATGATTCATTCTCGAGCAACTTCAATATGGTCAACGATGCTGCCTCTGGAAATCTGACGATTACCCTCGAAAAAAATCTCGGTGGTGCGTCGGATGTTTTCAATGCCGATCCAGACTTTTCCGTACAGCTTGGCTATAATGGGACGTGGGTATTCAAAACCCTGACAGACGGCTTTGGCGTTCTGACCGATACAGGAAAGGTTTATCTCGGAGAGTCCCAGGACGCTTACCTGCAATATGACGGAACCGACATGATCATCCTTACAGATGCCGTCGCTCCATCAGATCTAAAAGTCGATTGCGGTACCGAAAAAACTCTCGAATTAGTTGAGCCTGTATACAAGGATTTGAACCTCGGTGCGGCTCAATTCTCTCAACCTTCATCCTCTCAGCCAGATACTGATTCATTCAGAGATGAAGGCGGCACCGATACAGGGATTGAGACGCTTGCATTCGCAGTCGGTGAAAAGGTCCATGCCGGATTTGAGATCCAGCATGATTATAAAAACGGTTCGGACTTTATTCCTCATGTCCATTTCCAGATAATTGCGGCTCCCACAGGGACCGATAATGTGAACTGGCAAATGGATTATGTAATCATGCGTGACGACGAAACGACCGACACAAAAACCGTGATCACCACGGGAGATACGGCCGTCGATACGCAGTATGAAAACTATCGAGCAGACTTTGCAGCGATAGATGGTAGCACGGCTGGACCGAATGGAACGCCAGTACAAATAGGTGATCAGTTCTTTTTTACCCTGACAAGGATCGCGGCAGTAGGTGACGCCTTCGCAGGTGATGCATTAATTCAAACAGCCGGTATCCATTACCAGGTTGATACCCTTGGGTCACGCCAGATAGGGACCAAATAAATCGGAGCGGAGGCGTAATGGTTAATCAGATTCGAAAGCCCTTAGAAAAGCATAGCTGGTGGATAACAATAATAATCATGGGGTTTATGGGAGTCCTCAGCTTTTTAGGTGCCTGGCAATTTGAAAAAGTTGCTGAGTTTCCGGAGGTTTATATCACAAAGGAGGATAGCGCAAAACTCCATGAAAAAGAGGGGAATTCTATCCAGCGCGAGCTTGACAGAATACACACCAGGCAAGATTCTTTGGAGCGGAAAGTTGATGGCGTCGGAGATCAGGTAGGCGAGGTCAAGACGCTCTTGATACAGATGAATAATAAATAACCTATAAAATCGGGGGGTTGTGATGAATCTCAAAAAGATTAAGCAGGACATTAAGCGTCACGAGGGATACCGTGACCACATCTATGTTGATACGGTAGGTGTGTTGACGGGTGGCTATGGCCATGCATTCCATAAGGGATCCAAACTTCCGGATCATATTTGGGATGAAATTTTATCCTATGATATTTCCGAAAAGCTAAGGGATACCGAGTCCTTCCTGAGCGAGCATCAGATTGAATGGCTTGACGATCGCCGGCAGGAAGTTATCTTTAATATGATTTTTAATATGGGCTATAAGGGCCTGAATAAATTCAAAAAATTCATAGCGGCCATGCAAGGTTCTGATTGGCGCAAGGCCTCCGCTGAGATGCTCGATAGTAGGTGGGCTAAGCAGGTAGGTTACCGTGCAATCGAATTGGCCGGCATAATGGAGAGGGGGAAATAATGGGCCTGATCAAGATCCTTGGCAGTTTAGTTGGTGGTGCCGGCGGCGGCCTGGTAGGTGGGGTTGCCGATGCGATCGACAAGTTTGTGGAGACTCCGGAAGAGAAGGCGGCTGCCGAGCTCCTGAGAATGAAGATGCTGCAGGAGCCAGACAAATGGCAAGTTGAGATCAATAAGATCGAGGCAGGCCACCGCACAATCTTTGTCGCCGGCTGGCGACCGTTCATCGGTTGGATCTGCGGTCTGGCACTCGGGGCCCATTTCCTGGCCTTTCCATTACTCGAGTGGGGATCCGCTTTGGTCGGGGATAAGATCCTGGCACCAGATCTCGATGCCGGCGTTATTGTCAGTTTAATCCTTGCCATGCTCGGCCTGGGTGCATCTCGTACCTACGAAAAGCTGCACGGCATTACAAAATAAATGCGCGGGGGGCCAGCCACGGCCCCCATACTTTTGACGTCATGGCTATCGGAAAAGCAGATTTACTATCCGCTTGTCTGTCAGATCAGCTATCGAATCTACCAGGATAATCCTGCCGCCGATTAGCATATCGGGGTGATATGATGCCTCGGGATCCAGTTTGTTAAGCCTGACAACTGGCACCTCGCAATTACGGATCGGAAAGTTATAATCTCGCACAGGCATGAATACCGTGAATCCCCTGCCTGCCATTTCAACCGCTGTTTTCCGGCGATCGTCATAAAATACCGTGCAATCTTCCATATATAAAGGCTTATGCACAGCGTCGTCTACAAACGAGATCGTAAACGGTATGTGCGGGAATAGCCTGGCGAACACCTGGTGTGTATAGCCGGCAACATGGTGCGGCCTGCAGGTGACAACCTGTATTGGAACTCCGGTCTGTGCATAATACCATCCGAGAAATAGCTCGGCACCGTCCATGGGCTCAAACTCTTCGATGTGCGACATTGATCTGTATACGAGCCGCGAAGCCGCTTCATGGCTCACAGGTGAACCATGCTGGTCAAGTAGCTCCCAATAAAAGCTACCATTATCGACGATCGTGAACCTCTTTGACTCCACCCATTTCCTGAAATAGGTGGCCCAATCCACCAGGGATCCATCGAAGTCAAACTTAATGTTCGGTTGCTTTCTCTTCATTTTTCGCTTTCCTCTCTGCCTTACGGAGCAAGGCATCATATCGGTTTTTATCTGCCATTGATCCGGATAGCTGAGTCTTCCCACGCTGGTGAGTCTGTGTTTTCTTTACGGGTTTTTCCTCACCGGTTTCAGGATCCTTCTCCATCACATAGTAGGTGGAGTTAAACACCCGCCGGCCTTTTAGCCTGGCCTTGGTATCCTCATTCGCCTTTTTCCGGCGCTCCTTATAATCCTCGAAGGATTCATCTGGTCGTCGCTCCATTAATCTAACTCCTTTCCAGCGGACTTCTTTTTGGCGAGTAGCTCGACCACATCATCTACCCATATCCTGGCGGCGTTGTCGCTGGCTACCATTTGGCCGAAGCCATGTTTCTCCCGAATTTCTTCGCAGGTATTCGGGTATGTTTTTCGCAGGTGCAGGAGTCGGGTCCGGATCTTATCTTTCATCTTGCTTTCGATATCATCAAGGTCCGGACCTTTCTCCTGGGCTGTGCGGACGGGCTCAGTTTCTTGGGGCTCTTCATCTGCTTCCAGACCACCAGGGAAAGGTTTTTTAATCAGGCGATCCCATTTGGCCACCAGCTTACCGTGAGACTCTTCTGATAAGGAGTCAACAATCTCAGGGTTATTGGTTACCCATTCCTCGAGATCGGCTGCAGACATATGGTTGAACAGCCGGATCTCTGCGGCCGGAGTCATTTTTGGCTCGGGCTCGACGACGGGATCCTCTTTGGCGACCTCTTCCTCGGCAGACTTTTCGAATTCTCGCTCTATCTCAGCGCCCTCTGAATCGGCTAACTCTTCGTCTGAAACCCTGCGGATCTCTTCGACGTAATCGCCAAAGGTCTTTTCGGCCTTCTCAATATGTTTTTCGATATAAACGACAACGTCTCCAGGTCTGAGATCCTGGCGCTCGCAAACTATATTGATCCAGTCGACGACATTTTTCAGACCAGAATTAAACTTGATACCGAGGTTCAATAGAGTTTCATTACCGGCCGCCCAATCCGGAGCCTTCCATCCGGTCCTGCCGGCGACGACATTGCCGGCTTCATCCTTCACAACGTCGGGCTCAGGGGCTTCCTCTTCCGGCTCGACCTCAGCCTCTACCACGGGCTCGGCTTTATAGGCCGCCATTAATTCCTTGGCATTGTCACCGACATATTCAAGGAATGCTTTCGGATCGGCGTCGTTAGCCTCCATAGTTTTTATAAGGTATTGAAAAAACTCAGGTTCCATATCATCTTCTTCAAAGATAAACTGGAGAGCCTCTTCAACCTTTTCATTAGACATGACTTCTGGCTCTGACGTATAGGATCCGTCGGCACCCTGGACCATATTAACGTCGTAATCCATGGCTTCCTCGGCAACCTTCAAACCTTTCAGGGCACCAGGGAGAGCGTCACGGATAGCCCATGAGCGAGCTCGCATCTGCAGCATGCGCTTTGGATATTTTTTCCAAATATCCTTATTCCAGAGATCTGCGTTAATGGCATCACCAATTGAGAAATCCCTGACAACATCTTCACGGTCCTTGAGCTTGATGGTGCATACGGCCTTGAAATTCTTATTGATTTTGTCACCATCCCACATATCGCCGTCGAAGGTTTCAATACAATCGATGAACTCTTCGCAATTCTGGACCAGGCCGAGAGCAGCGTCACCCCATACTGATGGCATGCCGTTGATCACGGCTATGTTCTGCAGGGCTGCGGTGCGGTTCAGCCCGAGGGACAAACCCATATCCCAGGCGACGATGACCTTTTCTGGAGAATTGACATAAGTCTTTGGAACCATTCCAGAGTTTGAGAATCTATTGGCCAGCCACCATAGGCCTTCAATGTCGCTCGGTGCGATCTCACCCTTTTCGACCGGTATTGCCGGCAAGTTTTTGTCTGACATAATTAACTCCTTTTATTTGCGAAACTGGTTACGGGCACCTTAACAATCTCGATACCCTTGATATCATTGCCTCGGCTTCCGGCCTTATATGCGGCGGCCAGGGCCTCTTCATTCAACTGCAGGTACTTTGGATCAACATCAGCCAGGGATCCGGTTAATTTAAACTCCGGTTTATATTTCAGGCCGGCAGATCCAGTCTCAGCCTGAACCCTTTTGACCGGTGCTGCGGCTGGCTGAGAGGCCACAGGCGGGGCGATCTTCTGTTTTGTGAGCTTGGCTGCGGCTTTGGCTGCCTCTTCCTCAGCAGCCCTGCGAGCGGCCTCTTCCAGGCGTTTTTTCTCGGCCTCTCTATGCAGTACCTTTGACAGCTTGATGCCCATGGTTTTCTCGACTTCTCTCAGCGCCTTAACGATTGGCATTAAGACGGAGTCGATCTCTTTACCATGGCGAAGGTATGGCTCCTTATAGGCCTTCCGCTTTTTGTCGAATATAGTTGCCAGCTTCTTTGCTTGGGCTCCCCTCTCGGTGGCGTCGTCTTTATTCGCCGAGGTTGCCCGAAATGAATTAGCCTCTTCCTGCATGGCCTCGACTTTAAGCATGACGTTTTTCCCAAAAAGGGCCAGATTCTTGATCGAGAAATCCCTATCATCTACGACAGCATCTGCCATTTTAGAGACGACCAGATCGTGCCTCTCTCGTTTTTTGGTTACGTTCAGATCAATATCCATATTGTCCTCCAAAAAAGTTGTGGTTTACCAGGGCGTTACAGAATACCTGCCAATGAAATTCTGTTTGCTCCGGTTCAAAAATATCGACCAGCGGTGGCAGGTGTGGGTTATTGTTTTCACCCCTCAGCCGAGCCGTCGCGCACCGATCAATCGGTAGTCCAGTATTGGATTCGACCAGGTGTTTATATGAAGCCGTTTGTGGGCCCCAATACTTATGCCTGGCCTGCGAAGTTTTCCAGTCCCAAAGAATGATCCAGTTATTATAGGTTTCATCCATCTTGGCGACCAGATCCGGCTGGCCACAATAGCCGAGATCTTCATCAACGTACCGGACCTCAACGACAAAAACCTCCAAAATATGTGGCCTAAGCCTAAGAAATGATTCATAATATGTAGGCCAGCGGTCCTGTGGCATGACCGGTAATCCTAAGAGGTTTGCGCTACATTGGCCGTGCACCGCAGATCCGCGCTCTGAATGGATTGGCTTGAACCATTTTTTATCAATCCAATATTCAAGGATCTTGGTGGACGACGGGTAACCTGTGTCGTTTTTGTAAGGCATGGAACTATACTACCACAACTATGCCAGGAATGGTGCAAAAAAATATTTAAAAAAAATGTTGACAAAAAAATAAAAAAAATGCTAAAGTTTATTTTCAGGTGACCGATACAGTTTGTAACGCAACAAAAAACCAACGGAGGGAAAAATGAAATACATGAACAACATCGGGACAGGCAATTCGAAGGTTAAGGTCATTTACGCATACGCTCTCAGGCTGAACAACACCATTATAGAAAAAAAGCCGATGCTTGAGTTCATGCGGCAGTACCAGAATGCATATCAACTAAAGGGTGCTACAGTTGAATTGTCAAACAGGAAATGTTCGAGGCGCCTGGGTACTGCCTGGCCGAGACAG